GTGTAATCTGCGAACGCGATATTATCGGTACTTCCATCACAGTATGGTGTGCGGTACTGATCTGTGTGCTGATGTTGGTGAGCAAGGAGGAAGCAGAATGATCGGAGTAAGCGAAGGGAAAGACCAGGAAGCCAGAGCCATCCTGGAACTGGCCGGGATTGATTCGGACAAGTACCGGATCTGGCACCATAATAGCATCTATGTGCATGCAATAAATGAAGAGACGAAAGAATCGGTGATCGTTGAGAAAGCGACACTTGAGGTAGTAAAAAGTCCCGGTGCTTTGGCGGGCGATCCGGGACACAAAAATAACATTTCAAGCTCATTATAGAGCAAATACAGGAGGTAAATCAAGTGATTAAATGCGAAAAGGCTAGCAAAGAAAGAGCAGATGTAAAAATGCAGGGTTCAAAAGAAGAAATTCTGGAAGAGTTTTCCAAGATTACACTGGCCGTATACGTGTTTTTACGTAAAACTGGTGTTAGAGATATTGATGCAATAAATGAAATTTCCGACTATGCGGCAGAAGGAATCGGCGAAGGCAGATTTGTACAGGAGGTAACCGAATGAAATATAAACAGATCAGCATCAAAGAAGCAGCAGATCGTTGCCGGAACGGCGAAGCGGTATATGCTGCCAGATGCATTGACGGCATGAGTTTCCGAGAGGTAACAGCAGCAACGATGCTGCTGGTGTTGGAAACCCCGGTTCCAGAAACAGAGACGAAGCCGGAAAAAAGTGGAAAAACAGCCTCCCCCAACAAAGAAGACCATAGACCGGGGGAAGGTAAAAGCACTGCACGAGGCAGGGTGGAGCAATGCGAAGATTGCAGATGAAATGAAGTGCTCCACATGGAGTGTGAGCATGATCCTGAAAGAACTCAGGGAGCAGGAAGAAAAACAAAGCGAGGTAAATACAGATAAATGAGCTATACGATCATTGAAAATGCCGACCATGCGGCGTGGCTGAAAAGCCGCACGCTTGGGATCGGCGGTTCAGATGCGGCTGCGATATTGGGGCTGAACCCATACAAAAGCAACGTGGAGTTGTTCGAGGAGAAAACCGGGAAACGGATGCCGGAGGACATATCCGACAAGCCGTATGTGAAATACGGAACGGAAGCAGAGCCTCTGATCCGCAGACTCTTCTCCCTGGATTATCCAGAATACAAGGTGCTTTATCATGAGAACCGCATCCTGCGGAGCGTTGAACATCCCTTCATGCAGGCTTCACTTGATGGCGAGCTGACCGATCAGGAAGGGCGGAAAGGTATCCTGGAGATCAAGACCACGAACATCATGAACGGTGCCCAGTGGGGCAAATGGGATAACCGCATACCGGATAACTATTATATCCAGGTGCTCCACTATCTGCTGGTGACAGGTTACCGGTTTGCAGTGCTGAGGGCACACATACGGTCAGACCGGGAAGGAGACAGGCGGACAGCCGTCCGCCACTATTTCATTGAACGTTCTGACGTTGAAGAAGACCTTGCGATGCTCTTGCAGGAAGAAAAGAAATTTTGGCAGCAGGTAACACACAACATAAGACCGGGCAGGATATTGCCGGGGATATGACAGGAGGTAAACATGGAATTAAGAATCACGACCAAGATGGAGCCGGGAACGCTCCCGGAGATCCAGTGGAACAGCAGCGAGCTGAAGGAAGAGATCCAGAAGAAGGCACAGGAATATGCATCCATTGCCTATACAGATTCCCAGACCGCAGAGATGCGTAAGGACAGGGCGACCCTGAACAGACTGGTGAAGGCGTTCGAAGAAGAACGAAAGCAGGTAAAGAAATTTTATGCGGCACCTTATGAAAAATTTGAGGCACAGGTGAAGGAAGTGCTGGAACCAGTACGCAGTGCGGTCAAAGTGATCGATGACGGGCTGTACGAGATCGAGCAGAAGTACCGCAGCGAAAAAACGGAAAAGATGCGTGAATATTATGACCTGTATGTCGGGGATCTTCGTTCTGTTATCCCTTTCGAGAAAACAGTAAAAGAAAGCATGTATAAAAAATCCATCACGGACAAGCATCTGGAAACCGCTTACCATTCGCTGTTCAACCGTATGTCTGAAGAAATGGAAGCACTTGAGGAACTCCCGGAACGTTTCCGTGACAAGGCTGTCCTGAAATATATAGAAAACTATAGCCTTTCGGAAGCACTCAGAGAGGGAAAACGCCTGGAAGAAATGGAAAAAGCCCTGGAAGAGCGAAAGAGAAAAGCAGCCGAGGAGAAAGCCAAAAAAGAAGAGGCATCCAGAAAGGCAGTACAGCAGGAAGAAACATCCGCTACTGCGGAAAACAAAGAAGACAGCAAGGCAGAAGTACCGAAAACTACGGCAGAAACACAGGAAGCAGAGAACACTACAGAAGTACAGGAAGAGATCTGGACACTTGACTTCCGTGTACGCGGCACCAAGAAACAGATCATGGATCTGAGAGAATACCTGATCCGCAACAACATTCAGTTTGGAAAGGTGGAATAAAACATGGCAGTAGCAAACAGTCTTGCAAACAGACAGACAAGAAGCAGCATGGCAACGTATATGTCCCAGGAAGCAGTGAGGAAGCAGATCAACAGCGTGGTCGGCGGCAAGAATGCCACCAGATTCGTCTCCAGCATCGTTTCTGCAGTACAGACAACACCGGCTTTGCAGGAATGCACGAACCAGAGCATCCTGTCAGCTGCATTACTCGGTGAAGCACTGAACCTCTCACCATCCCCACAGCTCGGACAGTTCTATATGGTCCCGTTCAAGAACAATAAAAAAGGCTGCAAGGAAGCACAGTTCCAGCTTGGGTATAAGGGTTATATCCAGCTGGCAGTGCGTTCCGGATACTACAAACGCCTGAACGTCATGGCGATCAAAGAAGGGGAGCTTCTCCACTACGATCCCCTGAACGAAGAAATTGAAGTGAACCTGATCGAGGATGACATCATCCGTGACGGGACACCTACAGCCGGTTATTATGCCATGTTCGAGTATGAGAACGGATTCCGAAAGACAATGTACTGGTCGAAGAAGAAGATGCTGGCACACGCCGAAAAGTATTCCCAGGCGTTTGGAGGGAATGGCGGGGCGAGATCGCTGGAACTCCTGGAAGCCGGGCAGATCCCGGAAAAAGACCTCTGGAAATATTCTTCTTTCTGGTTCAAGGATTTTGACAGCATGGCATTGAAGACCATGCTCCGCCAGATCATCAGCAAATGGGGCATTATGAGCATCGACCTGCAGAACGCCCTGGACAAGGACATGGCAGTGATCCACGAGGACGGAAAAGCTGAGTATGTCGATTCTGTAAAAAAGGAAGAACCGGTGGCAGAGCATGAATACAGGGAAGTCCCGGAAGCAAAGACGGATGTACCGAAAGCAGCAGAACCACCAAAAGAGGCAGATGCTTCGGAACAGATGAGCATGGAAGATATGTTCTTCAATAATTAAAACAGACCATCCCGTTGACCTCACCGGAATGGCCGCTTACGTAAAAAGGAAGTAGAAAATGAACAGTCAGAACAATAACGAAGAACCAAAGTTATTCACGTTCACCGTACCGGGCAAGCCGCAGGGCAAAGCCCGGGCGAGGACATTCTATGACAGCAGAAGCAACAAAATGAGCAGCGTAACACCTGAAAAGACGGTGCTGTACGAAAACCTGATCAAGACCTGTTTCCAACAGAAATACGGACAGAAACGGTTTTCGATGATGCGTATGTAGCTGCTAATATCTTAGCTTTCTTCGAACCGCCTAAGAGCATCTCGAAGAAGAAAAGGGAAGACATGCTGACAGGGAAGATCTGGCCGGCAAAGAAGCCGGATAGTGACAACATCGCAAAGGTTGTGCTGGATGCCCTGAACGGCATCGCATACCATGATGATACACAGATCATAAAACTGAGCGTCACAAAGGCGTATAAAGAGGAAGCGTATTTAAGCGTTACGCTGATGGAACTTAAGTAATATACAGGAAAGGCAGGTGTCCGGCATGGGGCGTGGTGCTCCTAACAAAAAAGGACTCAGTTACTTTCCGAAGATGATTGATTTTTACGAAGACGATAAGGTCTTCGATCTCCTGGACCGATATGGTCCACTGGGAGTGACTGTATATGACTGCATTCTGTGCATCGTATACAAGCAAGGTTACTACGCAGAGATCTCACTTGATAAGCTATCAAGAATGATCACAAGGATGATCGGCAACAAGTGGGTGAAGGGGCAAAAAGCTGTCGTGCAAGTGGTGCACTTCTGCTCTGAGATAGGTCTCATTGATGATGACCTCATGACGGAAAACATCATCACCTCTGTTGGGATTCAGCGTCGTTATTACGAGATAGCAGTAAAACGCATGAAGAGACAGCTCTATAGCGATAAGTATTGGCTCCTCAGAAACGGGGAAGAAGAGGAGCCTTTCTTAAATGCACCCAAAAATCGAATTACTTCGGAAGAAAATCGAATTACTTCGGAAGAAAATAAAAATAGTTCCGAAGAAAGTCCTATAGAAATAAAAGAAAAAAGAAATATAGATATAGATACGGCTCCGCCGGACATTACTTTCGATGATCCAGAACTTGAGAGAGCTTTTCAGGGATACCTGAGCAGTCAAGAAAAAAACGGCAGGGAGTTATCTGATTACCAGGTACGGTTGCTCAGAAAGAAGCTCGGAAGTCTTAGTGATGATATGGCAGAGCAGCTGATGATAGTGGAAGAAGCTACAGTGCAAGGATGGAAGAGTTTTTACCCGGTCAAGAAGCAGCCAACCAAGAAGAAGGAAAAGAAAACAGCAAAGAATACATTCAATGCATTTCCGCAAAGGGACTATGATTTCGATGCACTGGAAAGAACATTGAACAAGTAAGGGTAAGGAGGCAGACGATATGGAACAGTTGAAGATTTTTGAAAATGAAGAGTTTGGACAGGTCAGAACGATCAATATTGATGGAGAGCCATGGTTTGTCGGAAAGGATGTGGCTAAGATTCTTGGATACAAGGATACATCAGATGCTATGAGAAGACACGTTGATGATGAGGATAAGCTGACAAGGTGTTTCACCGACTCAGGTCAGAAACGCGAATTATACATTATCAATGAATCAGGTCTACAGCGTGATCTTATCTAGCAAGCTTCCGTCAGCGAAGCGTTTCAAACGCTGGGTGACATCAGAAGTGCTGCCAGTGATCCGCAAGACCGGGAGCTATGAGATGGACGACTATTCGCCGGAGATGAAAGCAATCCTGATGCATGATAAGAAACTGGTGAAGATTGATAACCGCGTGACAGATCTGGAGAACCATATGACGATCGACTACGGGGAGCAGGTAGTCCTTGGCGATGAGGTCAACAAGGCAGTCCTGGACGCACTTGGCGGCAAGCACAGCAATGCCTACAACGAGATCGGCAAGAAAGTATTCGCGGAGTGCAACCGTGACCTGAAACACTATTTCCACGTCAACGCCCGCAACAACGTGCCGAAGAAACGCTACTATGAAGCCTTGGAATACATCCAGGAATGGAAGCCATGCACAAATACACAGATCCAGATCCGCGACTGTAACGCACAGGTATGTATGCCATGAGCGGGGATGAGATCTTCACAATACAGGCAAGACGCTGCAAACGGTGCGGGAGGCTTCTGACAAGCCAGGAAGCAGTGGAAAGAGGTTACGGCTGCCAGTGTGCCATGAAAGCGAAAAAAGAAGAAGAGGCACGGAAACCGATGCCGGGACAGCGGACGATATTTGATTATCTGGAGGAGGAAAGCTGATATGTACTATGAATTTGATGATTATTTTGAACCAGGTGAATTTGACGAGAAAATCGAAGAGTTAAAGAACGAGCTTAGGGAATCGGTGAAAAAAGAAATCAACGATGAAATCGAGAAACTGCGTAAGGAAAACAAAGAATTACAGGGGATCAAGAACAATTTTGAGTCTATCAAAAGGGACTTTGAAAGAAAAAAAGAAGAATGCGAAAGAGTAATGAAAGACGCTGAGTATCGTGCAAAACATGCAAGGCTGGCAGAACTGATGGAGCAAATGAAACTTGTATTATGGTCAGTAACATGGGAAACACGATACAAGAGAAAATGTAATAAATGTGATTGCTGGAGAAACGTTAAGGTGACGTTGCCGTCTGGAAACACTGTTTCAGACACATGTATATGTGCAAAAACTGCACGTGTGTATCATCCAAAAGAAAATGTACTGTACGAAATAGCCGATAGAGGCCTTGATTTCCGTGTGTGGTATAAAGAAAGAGGAGACAAGGGGAAAGAATATTTTATAGCTGACACAATTGCTGTGATTCCGTCAAAAATCATAGATCGTAACAAAAGTTTTGAAGAAATAAATAAAAAAGAGGTTTACGGAATATTTTTTACTTCTTTTGAAGAATGCCAGGAATTTTGCAGTTATCTGAATAAAAAAGAGGGAGTCGCGGGATATGACTACGACAGAGAAGGCAACCTGATTGCAGAAAGTACAGGTGAGGATAATGAATAAAGTCATTTTAATGGGACGGTTGACCAGAGACCCGGAGATGCGTAATTC